CCGCGTGGATTGGGACACAAATTTTCCGAGGGAGCTTGAGTATGGACCGGACTACTTGACCTACTACGACGCATCTCAACAGGACAACTACCAGCATCGCATCAGCATGCCGCCCACTTGGTGGGACTGGGTCCGCGCTCGACTGCCCCTGCTGAACTAGCGGCGCGCCCCCTAGCTGCCGCCGTGAAAGATGTTCTGCACGGCAGTCGCCTGAGTCGTCGTGGTCGTGCGGCTTGCCGAGTATGCGCTGACGGCCTTCTCAACCGAACGGCCGGCCACGTATCCGCCGATGCCGAGTTTCAGCAAATCCCACATATCAGGCGGAATCGTGAGCGTGAGGCCCACGTGGAACATCGCCTGTAGGTAGGGCGCGATGATGTAATTGTTCGCGATGATCGCCACGAACACAAGCATCGTGATAGGGCGCCACGATGAGGCCAGCTTATTCGGGCTTGCCGCCTCGGCCGTAATCACGCCCGCCTGCGTCGCCATGCGTTGCAAGTCGCCGGTCAGGTAAAGCTGCGCGAGTTGTAGCTTGGCCGCGTCCTTTTGTTCCTGCGTGGGAAAGCGATCGATGATGCTATTGACGACGTTCGCAACTGCGGTGATCGGATCGGATGCACTCATGTCATTCTCCATCGTGGTTGAACGCCATCAAAAACAGGCGCTTGAACCATCCGTGCCCGTCCGTGCCAAAATTGCCCGCTTGCATGTAGCGGAACGCACGCGCGGTCATGAACATCGCGAGTTGCTCGTCGTCCATGCGCGACGCGGCGGCGAGCGTCACGGGGCCGATGTCGCCATCGGCGTTCACGCCTAGCGTGCGTTGCAGCGTAATGCGCGCGATCGGTTGCCCCTGGTTGACGGCCATGTCGAAAATGAACAGGCACAGGGGCCACGGCATTTGGGCGCATCCGCATGCGTGCCAGTAGTCGGCCGCGTACAGGTCGTCGATTTGCTCATCGGTCAGATTCGCGATGTCGAGCGCCGGATAGGCGGCTGCGGAAATGCCGCGGTTCGTGCCTTTGAGTTGGCCGACGCCGCATTTGCCGCCGGTCCAGTTGCCGGGGTCGTTCGGATCATCCGAAAAGCCGGCTTCGACGCCGACGACGAGTTCCAGGGCGCGTTTGAAAGTGTCCATAGGGTTCGCCTGTCAGGTACACACGCAGATAACCGGCTGTTTGACCGATGAGGCGGCGGCCGGTGGATCGCCGATCACTTCGATGTAGACCTTCTGAGCCTGCGCTTTGGACGGACCACCGTTGTCCGTAATGACTTCCGCGTAGACCTTGTTCGCTTGTGCCGTGGGCGCGGAGCCATTGTCGGTGACTACTTCGGCATAGACCTTTTGCGCTTGCGATTGTGGGGTAGCCATCGCATCAATCTCCGATGCCGGGCTGCGCCGCGCTTACGGTCGTCGCCGTCCAATTGGTCGCCGTGGCGTCCTGGTAGAACGAGCTTTGGTAGTTCGCGAGCACGCCCGACAACGTGCGGCTCGTACCGCTGGCGACGGCTGGCGTCCCGCCCGAGCGCAGCTTCGGCGTGAGCGACTTTGTGCCATCGCCCGCCGGGTTGATTGCATACATATTGACGACCACGGCGTTGATGACGCTCGCCGGGGTGTACGTTAAGCCGGTCGTGCCATAAAGGTCGGTATTGCCCGTGGCCGCGTCGGCGACGTACGCCGTGCCGCTATAGCCTTGGCTCACGCACAAATAGTTCGAGCCCGAGGATGGCGTAAATTGCGTGCTCGCGCCGGCCGCGTTCGGGTTCAAGCACGCGATGCGACGTGGTCCGAGCGGGAACGTGTTGAACGCGGCCCCGCTCGTGTCCCACACGATCAAATCGTCAAAGCCGACGTTCGCGCCGTTGGCAATGCTGCCAATCGTCACGGACGACGGCGTACCGCTCGCAATGGTCGCCAAACTGCTTAACGAGAGGTCGAGCGCACCATCGACGTAGACCGTAACCGAACCGCTCGCCGCCGTATTGAGCACGAGCTTTACTTCGATCCAGTGCCAGTTGTTGTCGCAAACGTTGTGCGTACCGCTCGTCGCGTTCGGCGCCCCCGAGCCAAGCGGGTAGAAGATGATTTGCCCCGACGAGTTGACCGAGATCATCCCCGCGCCTGTACCGTTAGGCGCAAGCCCGAAAAAGCCGTTGCTCGCCTGGATCGCCGAGATTTTGACGTAGCCGGCCATGCAAATCGTATAGCCCGCGCTGTATGTGATCGGGCACAGGGATAGGATGTTGTTTCCCGCGCCTGCGCCGTTAATGCTGGTTATCGCGCCGCCGCCGAATTTTCCGCCGGTCGTCGAGAACGTCCCGTAGTTTGTCCAGTACGTCCCGTTAGTGCTCAACCCGAGCTTGGCCGCAACGTCGGCCTTGCTTGCGTAGGCGTCAAAGCTGTCGCAGAAAAGAAGCGCCATAGCGTTCCCCTTAGCGCGCGCCGACAAGCGACACGCTGATATTGGCAAGCGTCGCGTCGGCCGTGGCTTGGTTCGTCAAAGTGAGTACGTCGCCCGCGGCCGTCGTCACCGCGCTCGAAAACGTGAACGTGCCGGCGATCGCCCCGGCTGCGAAATTGACTGTGCCGATGGTCGTACCGTTGCGCGCCAAGGTAAGCGTCGTTGCACCGGTCGCGGCAACCGTTGCCGACGCGTAGGAGCCGGTCAGGCTCGCCGGGAACGTCACGGCGCGCGGCACGATGAGGCGCCCCATCAATTGCGCGTTCGTCGGTACGCCTGGGAAGAACATCAGGACGTCATAGGGACCGCCCGTGCCCCGGAAGCTGTACCAATTGGAACCGTCGGTGAAGACGATCACCCCGGCGAACTGCGGAACAACGAGCGAGCCGCCATAGACGCCATCGAGGCCGAAGCCGCTTGTCGTGAGCGTCATCGCGCCCGCGCCGATATTGACCAACTTGCAATGCCAGCCACTCGGGAAGTTCGTCCCCCCTGGCGTTGGAAGCGGCTGCGCCACGGCGGTCGCGGAATTCATGACGATTGCTTGGCCGCGAAAGCCCGTCACGATCGTCATTGCCCCGGTATAGCCAGTCGGGATCAGGTTCGATCGCACCGTGCCAGTCGTCGTAATGTCCGAGCCGCTTGCGGTTTCGACGCCACCCGAGGCGGCAATGTCCGTTACGGTGCCGGCGCCGCTTGGGGCCGCGCCCGGTTGATAGCTACGCTCATCGGTGTAGCTCGAAACAGTCGCCGCGCCGGTCACAATCGAGTAGAGCGGAATCGAGCCTGCCGGGAACCCGGTCGTGTTGACACTGACCGCGCCTGTCGTTGCGCTCGCATATAGGTAGTTTGTCGTGCTCGCCGTGAGCATAACCGTGCCGTTCGCGATGGCGTTTAGCGTCGCGCCTACCGCGAACGTGCCCCCGTAGTAGCCCCAGGTGAGCCCCGAGCAAGCGCTTGCGTGCCGCCCCCAAAGCATCGCGGGCGACGCCGCATCGAATAGCGCATTCGCGACGACTTCTTTGTTGGCCTGATTCGTCGCGATCGTATCGAGAAGGGTCGTACTGTTTGACATGGCATTACCTCACGATGCTTGTCGTCGCGGCGAACCCGAGCACGCCTTGGTCGCTGTTTTGTGCGACCGAAAAATTGATCGTGTTGCCGGTCGAGAAGCCATCGGCCGAAATGTTCGCGGCCGTGTAGGTGTACGTGGCGCCTGTGCCGGTGCCGGCAACCGTGACGGTGCGAACGACCGTCGAGCCGTTGAGCACTTGCAATTGATACGACTCGCTCGATTCGTCGAGGGGAACGTCGGTTCCATCGAGCCATTGCGCGCCGACGCGTGCGCGGCGTATCCACGACAGGGAAATGTCCGACGTGCTCGCCGCGCTCCCTGGCCCGGCCACGAACAGCGCGGGCGATAGCGGCTTGACCCGCGCGATGGTCGGCACGACCTTTTGCGGCGCGCTCGGCGTTGTGCCGAACAGGTTGAGCAAGTACGTTTCGAAATACATCGCCGATTTGATGTCGGTCAGCAGGATAGGCAACGCCGCCATGCGCGTGCGATCGAGTAATACGAACGTCTCGCCGGCTACATGCGTGCTCATCGCCCATTCGGTTCCGACGCGGCCCCGCAACAAGCCCGACAGGGTGTAGGTGTTCGCCACCGTTTGCGTCGCGTTGCGAAAGAGGATTAACTCGCCGCCGAGGTAGGCGGCATTCATGCCCGCAAGGAAATTCGCATACGTGCAGGACGCGAGCGCACCGCTATAGAGCGTCACGCTAACCGTGCTCAACTCGTCGGGTTGATTGCCACCGCCGAACGCGGGCAGGACGCCATTTGCATAGCCGATGACGGCCGCCGCGCCGAGGTTCAGCGCTTGCGAGAACGTCACGTCGTCACGCGAGATATCAACCATCGCACCGGGCCATTTGGACGACATGCCGCACGCGGCGACGTATAGCGCCTGCGTCGTGTCCGTGTCCTGCAACGGCGGCACGTCGAGCACGGCGAGCACGGTCGGGCCGCTATAGTCGATCGTCTGCGCAGCGAACCCCGCCGCTGCGCCGGCTTGCACCGAGTAGCCGGGCGCGGGGTAAATGTCGGGTTCTTCCTGCGCGGCTTCCCATAGCAACGTGCCTTGCCCGTCATACTGGCAACGCGTGAGACGCACCGTGTGCGTTTCGCCGTCGCCATCCGCGAGCGTCGCCACGTCGCCCGGCTCATACGATAGGTAGGCGAGGCCGGTCGTGAATTTGAACGTCTTACGACCGACCCAGGCAGACCATAGGATCGTCTGCGCGCGCATCAGCGCTTCATCGCGCGAGAGCACGAACGGCGCTTGCACAGCGAGGTCTTTGTTCGAGTTCGTGAGCGCTCGGCTTGCGCGTTGCGTGTTCGGGTTGTAGTCGCTATTGAGTTCGCTATACGTGATCGTCAGAGTGCGCGGCAAATCGACTTCTTGCGCGATGGTCTGCGTGATCGGGTTCGTGTTCGCGGTGTCACCAAGCGAGGGCGACGCGCCCAGGTCCGCATAGGCAAACGTCGCGATAGGCTGTTGCCCGCGTCGCACGAAACGAACGAGGCCATCCGTGTCGCACGCATCGAAAAAGTAGGTCGTCATGAGCGGCGTTAGGTTGCTACGCGCCGTCGAGTGATTCGTGATGGCGTAGCCCCAAACCTGATCGGTCAGGCTCGTCACGTCGTATTGCGCGCTCGTGAGGCCAGCGCGTTTGCACAGGTCCGCGACGACCGACGAGAGCGCGATCGTGTTGGCGGCGAAGCCGGGCACTTGCGCATAGAACGACGAACCGAACGCAAAGGGCGTGAAGTACGCATTACCGTTCTGCACCGCGAAGCCCGAAAGATTGCCGCTCGTGTCGGCCGGGATGCCGGTATCGATGAGCGCGGAACCGTTCCACATTTTCACGGTATTGGCGCCGTTCAGATATAACTGCGTGTCGCTCACGCAATAGCCGACCGTCAAGAGCGACAGGTTGCGCGCGTCCTGAACGAGCTTGGCAACGAGATTGCCGTATAGATCGAACTGGCACAGCCAGTTGCCATAGTTCGCATCGGACGAATCAATACCGACTGCATAGACGTACGAACTACTGACGCCCACGAGGCGCCAAGATGCGGCCGTGTTGCCCGTGTAGTTGACGCCATTGGCGTACACGTAGATCGGGTTTTTGGCGAACGCGACCCAGCTTGTAACGTAGATCGAGCCATTGCGTTTGATGACGCTCGCATTCGTGCCGCCGATATACGTTGTAATGTTCGTGTGGGTTGTGATGCCGTAGACCGTATGCCAGAGGCCGTCCGTCGTGAAGATGCCTTGCTCATCGTAGGATTGGCAGCACTGGACCGGAAAGGCCGACACGACGGGCGTACCGAGCCACATCGTGCCCCACGGCGACAGCTTGTAGGGGACCATCTCAATCGAGCTTCCGACGATCCCGTATTGAAATCCATAGGCGTTGCCGGCGGTGTCCGTCTGAACCGTAATGTCGGTCGCGGAGCCGAAAACGGGATGCAACGCGACGTTCGCCTGCCCCGTCAGCACGTATTGAAGCGGCGCCGTTGCCATGACTTCGAACGAGAGCGAGGGCAGGTAGTTGCCCCATTTGGACAGATCCAGATTATTGAAAACGACGTACGCAAGGCCCCGGTGCGCGGGCGTGGCGTTGACCCCCAGGGCCGCTTGCATCGTCGCGTCGGGCAACTGGTTTTCATCGCCCAGGTAGACGGTGAAATTCGTAATCATCGTGTTCGAGCCGCTGACCGCCTGAAAATTCGACGGATTGCTCACGTCATAGATGAGCTTGCCATTGGCCCAAATGCGCCGTACGCCGGTTATCGGCCCTTCGCACATACCCACGGCGAACGACATCGCGACGGTCGTTTGTTGCGGTCCCTTGCCACCTTTGCCAGCATCCTGCACATACGGTTGACCGGCCCAAATGATGTTGCCGGCGACGCGAAACACGCCGTAGACGTAGGGAATGGACTTACCGTACGCGCTGTCTTGAATGCGTATGTCGGCCGGTTGCGGTCCCTTCTGGCGAAAAATCATGCCGCCAGCAATGCCGCCTATCATCCATCCGAGTTCGGCGCCGAGCATCGGCATGCCGAAGAACGAGCCGGCGACGCCGCCGACGATCGCGCCGGCCGTCGAGAGTGCGAGCTGGCCCATTACACGACCCCCGGTACGTGGTAGGCCGCTTCGAGTTGCCGGCGGATACGTTCGTCAATGCGCGATTCGACGACCTTTCGATTGGGCAGGTAGGCGTGAATCATGTGCTCGCCGTCGGTCATAATCGCGACGTGTAGCGGCACGGCGTTCCATTGAAAGAGCAAAATGTCTGCCGCCTGGGCTTCGCTCGTCGGGATGGGTTCAACGTGCTGTTCAAGCGAGAAGCGCAAACGCCCGTCCGGTCGCTTGCCGTAATCGATCGGGTTCTCGCGTGTGAGGCCGAGCGCTTGCGCCGTGCAAATCACGAGGCCAATGCAATCGCACGCGATGCCCTTTAGGCGCCCTTGATGCTGATAGGGCGTGCCGATCCACGATCGCGCCTCGGCGACGAATTGCTCTCGCGTCACGCTCATGGTTAGCCGCCTTGCGGCGTGAGAAGAAGGTCGGGGCCGGGTATGTACGGCTCGCCCCGAAAATGGACAAGGTTGTTGTATCGCGCGAAGCACGTCCCGATGAGCCGATCGCATCCGGCCGTGATCGTGTATGTGTCGCCCACCGCGATCGGGTAGGGCATCGCCATTGCCAGCGTGACGACGCCCGGCGAGAACGTCTTTACCTCCATCGAAAAGCCCGCATTCTGGCCGGTGAGAAACTTGACCTTGCCGTAAGCGAAGTAGCCGATCGAGTAGGTGTAGTCGATGAATACCTCTTGCCCCGGGTCACCACTGCCGCCGCCATTGAACGTGTAAAGCCCGCTCGAACTGACCGAGTATTGATCGTCGCCGGGACTGCCGCCGACCGCCGTCCAATGGTTGCTTACGGTATCGCGCACGCCGTTGTCGGACACGAACGAGCCGCCGGTCGGGGGCACAACTTGAATCGTGAAGGGCGAGCGCGTCGGGATTTGCCAGCCGTGGGCATCGACGAAAGCGACGGTCGGGCCTACCTGCGTGAGCGTCGGATCGGTCCAACTCACGGCGCTATTGACGCCTGCGACCGTCCCGCTAAACGTGAGCGGCGCAAGGTCGATCGTGCATCTCGAATCGCCAAAGGTCGCGCGGCACGTTGGCGAGTACATATCGCCTTGTTCCTGTTGCACGATCTGCGCGAGGCCGCGCAATTCGGCCTTGTAGGCGCCGTTCATGATCGACACTTGCCCGATGACGCCGCTGTCGAGCACGACCGCGCCCATCGACAAGTCTTTGTAATTGACGAGTTCGCAAACGACCGTCGCGAAATCCCATGCGCCCGACTCTAGGCTCGCTTGCGTGATCGCCGAGCTATCGAACACAGCTTGCACTTCGAGGTTCGCCGTCGATAGGTCGCTCGTCATGTCGATCTGCGAATGCGTATAGCCGCCCGCCGCCTGATACGTCAGGCCGCTATAGGTGATCGGTTGATCGAGGTCCGTGAAGGCGAATTGTTGCCCATCTTTGCGCGTGACGAGCCACAGCGTCGCAACGGTTTGCGTGGCGCCTTGCAAGTGCGCGAGCATCGCGCTCGTGATCGTACGCATTACGGCCGTACCTCGATGATCGGAATCGAACCCCAATCGACGAGCAAATCGCCGTTCGGCCCGTTGCGGTCCATTACCTGCTTTTTCATCTCGTCGGTATCGAAGCGCGCCGGCACGTCGAATTGCCCGGACCATGCGAGCGTATCGGCCGGTTGCGGGTAGAGCGCGCCGACGCCCGAGCCGGCCGTAATCGTCTTTCCGGTCGTGTTGACATTCAGGGTATAGACCGAGCCAGAAACGCCCGTCACGCTCGATTGCAGGCCGTTCAATAGGCCCGCATCGGCCCCGGTGAGGCCCGATAGGTAGAGCAGGCCGCCGACCGCAAGGCCGGGCAACGCAGAGGCAAGCGTGATTTGCGTCGTCGTGCCCACGGTAACGCCAGTAACGGCCGCCGTCGCGAACGCGGCGAAGGTCAGTAGCCCGGTTGTCGTGTCGAGCGTGTAGGACGTGCCTACGGCCGCGCCGTTGCGGTACGCGACGACCGTACCGGCGACAGGCTTTTGAATAAGCCGCGTCTCGGACATCGCGCCCGACGTGTAGAGCTTGCCGAGTTGATAGACTCCGGCCGTCGCTTGCGCCGTTAGAACGCCGTTCGCGCTCGTGCATGCGTAATCGGTCCAATCCTTGATGCGAAAGCGATACCCGCGCCCCTTCACGGCGCGAAAGAACGCATCGAGTGCCGCCGTATCGGCCGCGTTCATCGATCGGCGGCCGACATCGAACCGGATGCGCGCTTGCGACCATGCGACGATGCTCGAATCGCGGCCCGAGTACACGGTATTGACGACCGTTTGATACGAGGGGCCGACCGTCGCTTTGAACGCGATATTGTCGGGAAATCGCGGCGATTCGAGAAAAGTGCTCATCCGTTCCTCGCCATCGCAAGCTGTGCATGCCGCATAATCTCGGCGGCCTGTTGTTGCGCCGATTGCCGCGTCGTGCCCGGCGGCACGGCGATATTCAGGTGAAACGTATTGCTCGATCCGCCGTCGCTGCCGCTCATAGGCGTCACGCGCCCGGTTTCGCTACCCATCATGAGATAGGTCCGATTGGCGACCGTGAGCAATTCCGGGCCGCGCTCGTTGACTTCGTGCAATGAGCCAGCGCCGACCGGGCCGCCCGCCGCCATGCCGGGGAGCAGGTTGAACAGGCCCATAAGCGCGCTGACCCCTTGCGTGTCGCCGCCGCCACCGCCGCCGCCGGGCATCGAGAAGTTAAACGAGCCGCCGCCGCCGGTCAGGCCGATCAATTGAAAGAGCGCGCCGAACATGCCGCCGCCGCTACCGTTGCCGCCCAGGCCGAACAGTTGTTGCGCGAGGTCGTTGGCGACGAGCCGCGTAATCGCCTGCTCGATGCTGTTCGCCATGTCGAGGAAGTTTTGTTTAAGCGTCTTCGTGCCCGAGACGGCGTTATCCATGAACCGCGAAAAGCTACTCGAAAAAATGTCGTCGAATTTGCGACCGAGTTCGTCACTTTGCGCGCCCATCTGTTGCGCCGTCTTCGTCCATTGGTCCGCCTCCTGTTGCAGCGCGACGACGCCCGACGCATTCGCGATGTCGCGCATGCGCGCGGCGATGTCGTCGAGGCGCTTGGCGGCCGTGGCGCGCTCGTTGTCGAGGTCTACAAGGCCCTGCAACTCGCCTTCCTGGCCGGCCTTGACGCGATCGTTCGTCGTTTCGACCTGTAGGTTGAGCGCCTTTTCGATCGCTTCGGCCTGTACCTTTAGGTCGTTCATGCGTTGTTGCGCTTCGGCGTTCGCGCGCAATTGGTCGATGATATTGAGTGTGCCCGTGTCGCCTTGTGCGCGGGCGCGATCGATAACGGAACGGTTCGCGCGATCGAATTCGGCGCCGGCCGTCTCGCCCGCGCGCCCCTGTTGCTTGGCGAGTTCGGCCGCGAGTTTTTCGACCGCCTCGCGGTAGGCGTCGGTATCCTTCGCCATCGCTTCGGTATTGAGCGCGAGCTTTTCACGGTCGGCCTGTAGCGCCTGCTCTTTCTTGTTCGCGAGGTCGTTGGCCTTCGTGAGCACTTCGACCTTCGCCGCGTGATCCTTGGTCGTGTTCGCGTAGCGCGTGAGCGTGGCGATTTCCTTGTCGTACGTGTCGCCGACGACCTTCGAATGCGCTTTGATGATCGTCTCTTGATCGGCGTAATAGTCGGCAATCGAGAGTTTGTTATCGCGGTAGAAGCGTTGCAGCGTTTGTTCCTGTTGCGTGAGCAACTTGGACGCATCCGCGATCGAATCCTCTAGCGGTTTGAGGTTGGCGGAAAGGTCCGCACGAGCGCCGGCCGCCGCGCCGCGATCCTTGTATTTCTCGTTTGCCGCCGCGATGGCCTTGGCGCGCATGGCCGGGGTCCATCCGCTTTCGTCAGCGCGTCGGTTGATGTCGCGGATTGCATCGGCGCGTTCCTGTTCGCGCGTGCGCGTTTCCTTGATGAGCTTGTCGTAAAACTCTTGGTTCTCCGCGCTCCGGGTCGCGTGGTCCGATTTCTGTTGCTCTAGCAGCGCGTTATCCTGCTCACGCATCTTTTGCTTCGTCAGTTCGTTGACTCGCGTTAGAGCGTCCTGCAACTGCTTCGCGTAAATATCGGCGTTCATGCCGCCGGTCGGGCTCGCCATCGCGCCACGGATGCGATTGACTTCCTTTTCGGCGTCGGCGAGTTGATCGTCTACCGTCTTCTTGCGGCCCCAGGACAGCATGGCGTCCCATGCGCCTAGCGCGGCATCCTTCACGCCTTTCCACGCGCTTTCGAGGTAGCCGAGATTTTTGTCGAGGTCGCCCAAGTGCTTATTGAGCGCTTCGAGCGCGAGCACTTCGGCTTGTTCGGTGCGGCCCTGTTCCTCCAAAGCCTTGATGTGCTCGTAAAGCGCTGCATCGACGAAGTGATATTGCTTGTTCGCCTCCATCGCCCATTTATCAACGCCGTCCGCCATCTTCTCCATACTGCGAACGATGTTTTCGGACTTCTCGCCCGTAAGCACCGACAGTTTCGCCGCCGCAACGCTCGCGCTTTCGAGCGCGGCGCCCGAGAGCCGGCCGCCCGAGACAAACGCTTGTGCGATCTCGCGCGCGTTGCCGATCGTGGCGCCGGAGCTTGCCGCGATGCTGTGCGTCATCTCGTTAAACTGGCCCTCCGTGACGCCTGCATAGTTGCCGGTCAATTGGATCGCATGAGCGAACGCGGTCGATTCTGACGCGCCCTTGATGAGCGCGACCGCCAGGGCGCCGACTGCGGCAATGACGATGCCGATCGCAATCCCTGTTGGCGACATAATCTTGCTCATCCAATCCATGCGCTCGCCTAGCACCATGACCGAGCCGGCCGCGCGCTTGAAATTACCCGTGACGATTTCATGCGCGAGCACGAGCATTTCGCGGCGTGCGCCTACCGTGGTATGCGATAGGTGCTCCATTTCGTTCGCCGCCTCTCGGATGCCGTTGACGCGGCCGATACGCACGTCGCCGATACTCTCGATGCTCTTGCGGGCCTTGACTGCGGCTTGATCCATCGCGCGGGCGCGCGATTCGACGATCTGCGCAGCGCGGCCCATGTCGCCTTCGAGCCGCGACGAGCTTGCGTATAGTTCGACGCCGAGTTGACCGAGGGACATTTCAGGCCGCCTTACGAACGATGTTGCAATTGCCGAACGCGCCGAGGATCAATTCGGCCTGCGCGTCGGCGTCGGATAGCAGCATGGGTTTTTCTTCGGGCCGCTCTAGGAACGGCATGAAATCGGACGGCTTGCGCGCCTCGCGAATGTCGCGCCCACCGTAGTTCGCCACGGTAGACGCGACGATGCCGGTGCGTAGGTCCGCCCGAAACTCTCCAATCGGTTCCATGCGATCGAAGGCAATCCATTCGGTCAGTTCGGCCGAATCGACATTCGCGAGCAAT